ATTCTGTGCCTCTGAGTATTTGCCAAAGGGAAGCTGTTCCGGTTCAAGATAGGTATTGGCCCCACCCCTGAACGGCACGTTCTTGGTGTTGGTCTGTTTCTGTTCCTGTTCGTATAAATCCCGTTTATCAATAGGCATTTTCTATGAACTCCGTGTCCACGTTCTCGTTATCATCCGAGATTAGTTCCCGCCAGTACATATCTGCCTGCTGGTCAATGTAAATCCTTTCCGCCACCGTGAGTCGTTTCTCGCTTCCCATTCTCGATGCCAGTTTCCATACAAGCATTTCAATGTACCTTACGGGGAAATCTGGAAGGTCGCCCGAAGAATCGAAATCTTCAAGGGAGGTGGTTGCAAGGTAATAAATGACGTAGCTGTAATCATCGGGCGCGGGATATAGATGGACTTTGGTTGTCATTCCACGCTCAAGACAGAACTTGGTGGGTATATCGGACGGGTACTTATCCTCTATCCGCATGTACTCTTTAAAGCCTATCTTGTCCAATTCGTAATCGTCGTCACCGTCACGGATAAACATCTTGTCAATGTCTAACACGTTGGATGCAGGGTAGAAAATGTTAGCACACGTATAGGAAATGGTGTCGGCTATGGAAGCTCCGCTGGCCCCGCCTTCCCTCCAAAACATCGTCCAAAGACTCCCCGAAGTGGGTTGTCTTGCAGAGTTCCCTGAACCATCTCTTATACAAAGATAGTTGGTTCCATTTACCGAGCATTGATCGGTGTTTGAAACGTATTTGTTTATCCAATCCTGTGACCACAAGCGTACCCCTTGGGTCTGTAGTTGCTTCACGATTGCATTGAGAGCTTCCGTGGCTTCCGTTATGGCATCCGAAGACGGGGTATCTCCCATGGACACCGCACCCACGATTCTCAGCGCCCGTATGATTATCTGGTCACGAGTTCTAACCCAATCAGTGCTACCACTTCCCACGATTCACCCCCTGTGGGCAATGGGGGGCAAAGCCCCCCGCCCATTTAAACAAGTGTTACCGTTACGGCTGTCAAATCAGAAATCGACGTACACTTAACAAACGCCGTAGAAAAAGATGCCTGTGACCCTATCCCCGATATGGACATACTAACAGAAGTCAGCGCTCCCAACAGGGTAACAAGCCCGGAGAGTTTATCTACAACCGAACCCATGAGGGCAAGGTCGCTTGCACGGGCATCTTTGAGGTAATACACCAATTCAACCAAATCTTCCTGATGTACACCCTTCAAACCCATTACTTTTGTGCCTGACATTGTGCCTCCTTATGGAAGGGGGAGTTTCCTCCCCCCGTCCGTCAATCTTTACACAGGATTCAGGTTAAATCCCTGAATTGTGACCCATACCTGTGCAACCGCTTCCGATGCGAGTATTGCCGCCTGAATCTCCCCACCGTTGCTGTAGAACTTACCGGCAAAGAAGTTGCTGGGGCCGAAGATGGACAAACCCACATCCCACGATACCGCAAAACCCCTTAACTCCGGGGGGCCGAGAGCCGTAATGGAAACATCCGAAATCCACGTTGTACTTGCATCCTCATCACCGACAGCAAACGTGGTAGCCACGTTAGCCGAGTTGGATGCCACAACCACGCCCGTAACTTTGGTGATGAGCGTGTAGGAGGGGATGTCAAAAATTTTGTACCCGACCCCCGCGCTGGCACCATAGGGCTTGATCGCGCTTGTCTTAATCAGCCTTGACCGGGTAAACATCTCGCCGGGCAGAGCGTTGGCTTCCTTAAAGTTGCCGTAGTTCGCGCCATAAATATTTGTGGCGGTTAAATCTATACTTGCCGCTGGCATATCAACACCTCCTAAGATACCTGAGTACAGGCAACATAAACACCCAGACTGCCGTAATCAAGCGAATTAAACACGGGCTTGTTTGTACCCGCCATGATTCCCCACGCATGGCCCCACTCGTTGTCGTAGTCAAATTTCTTCGATACGGTTTCGACCCTCTTGCCCCATGCCCAAACAAGGGACTGAGCGCCCATGAAAACGCCCTTGCTCCACGCCACCGCACCGGAACCGCCGTCCTTGGCATACGGAACGTTCTCATGTTCGTGAATTACAACGCCGTCATAAATGGCAACTGCGCCCGTAAACAGGGGGTTTGTAGGCCCACGTACTTCTGCTTCCCGAAGGAACTGCTGAACCGCAGGGTCGTTCTTCCAATCATAAACCGCGTATGGATGTACCAACAGCACAAAATAGGGTTTCCCATCCACCCTAACAGGTCTTATCGGAATTATTGTTCTTTCCCCACCCGTCTTTGCATATGCCTTAATCAAAGACACAAAAGCTGGGGTTATTTTACCGTCTGCCGCCGTAAGTGCGGCCTTTGCCGTTGCCGCCGTGGTTGTGGAAGTTGAACCGCTTGAAGTCTTGTAGAATATCCTCGTAGGGGAGTCTAGAATGGCATCAAAAGCCAACTGGTCAACCTTCTCTGAACCCCAATCGGAAAGAGCCTGAACGCTCTCTACGTCGATGTCAAACACGGCACGCTGTCTATCGAGCGCACCCTTGTCCCTGACCGCATGGCGATACTGATGTAATGTCACATCATCGTCATACGTTACAAGGGCTTCCTCTGCACCCTCAAGGGTCTGACCGTCCGTTACGCCGGTACCCGAAAGACGCATCCTTATACCGAAATGAACCAAATCACCCTTACTCTTGGTAAGGGCATCCTTGGTCTGCACTATTGTATCGGTACCCGAACTCATGAACCTGCTGAAATAAGCCTCTTTCACCGAATCTCGGAAAAGCTTCTCATCCCACAGTTTCTTGGTAAGGGCATTATCTGTTGCGAAAGCTGTTTTGCCCATTTAGAGCCTCCTTATGAACTTTCCTTAATTGCTCTGTCCAGTTCCGCATCTGTCATGTGCGGAATCTGATTTACGTCTATGTCCTGCTTGGTGGAAGAAGCCTGACCCGAATTGTTGGTCATTTGAGCAGGCTCTTTTAGTGCCTTCTCTATCTTCTTCAACACCTCTTTCGGCTGTTCTTTCAATAAAGCTAGTTCAGCCTCAAGTGAGGCTATCTTGGCATCTTTGTTCCGTGATTCCCTCCGCAATTCAGCACGTTTGCCGAGATTGATAATGACTCCGGGTGATTCACTGTATGGGTTGTCCCGAAACGCCTTTATCGAATCTTCCATCTGCCCGTCCTCCTTTAAGAGTTCAACCATTTCGTCCAAGAGGCTTTCCGGTTCTGGTATGAAAGTCTTGACCGCGTTGCGGTTGAACTCCGTGATTGTGCGGAGTTCGGATTCTGTAAGCTGTGCTTCTCTCTCGCGGATGGAATTCTGGATATCCATCGCCTCTACATGGTTCACACCATCGCCAGCCAATTGGGTCTTGAGGGTATAGATTTCTTGTCTGAGTTGTTCCTCAGACTTCCTTCTCCTTCCCACTTCGTCTGCCTGACGCTGGATGAACTTTTCCTTTTCTTCCAAGCGCTTCTGTGTTTTCTCCCACTCCTCTTTGGTGACCTTGAATTCTTCGGGGGCGGGTTCTTCCACAACTTCTTCTACTACTACTTCTTCTTCCTTTACTTCTGGTGTTACCTCTTCCTCTTTTTGTTCCACCACTTCGGGCGGATTGAGTTCTGCTTCCAACTGCTCGTCCGTCAATTCAACGGGGTTTACATCAATGATTGTTTCTGCGTCAGCCATCTTTCTTCTCCTTGTGTTCGGTTATACCGAAGGAATTTAAAACTTTGTCCACTTGTAGGGCAAAGAGTTCACATGCTTCAACTAATTCTCCGTAATAGTTTATCCCCTTGTCTGTCTGCGCTGTTAGACATTCAAACTTGTCGGGGATATTGTCTACTTCTCTTACGGTGTACCTATCGAGGTAAAGCTGTATCTGATAGTGGTAGGCCATTATGACCGCAAGAAATATGTGCTCAGTCTTGGGCTTGAGTTTGAGGATTTGGTTCACCCGTTTGTTGATTTCGTCCCTGTTCCTTGATGGTATAAGGCCGTTGATTTCATGAAGGATGGGGATGATTTCACGGCTCGTCTCACAAAGATCGCCAAGGAGCTTATACCCAGCCTTGAGTTCTTTAATGATGTTTTCCTTATCGGACTTCAAATCAACCTTGCTAATTAGAAGTTCGGGTATGGATTTACCATGTTCCTTCATGAAGTCTACAAACTTCATTTCCTCTGTGTTGTCCAAGTGCAATCCACCGTCTGATAGATTATAGACTCCGCGTCCGGCATCTTTCATGGCTCTGAATTTGTTCTCGAACCACATCTTGAAGGCGACAAAGATACCCGTGGTAAAGACATCTTCGTCGTGCATGTTCTTTATTCCTATCGCGCCTTCTTTTCTGTTTATTGAATGGGTATCGCTCACGGTGGAATCGAGTAGTTTACCAACGTCGTTGCAGTAGTAATCATCCTTGAAGCAAAGGTCTTGGCCTATAATGGCGATGGGGTTTGCCCCGAAATATTCGGCTATTCCAACTCCGAAGTGAGAAACGGAACCACCCGGACAGTCTATGTATCCCCTGTCTTCCCAATGATGCCCCAGCCATCCATAAATCTGATTCCCATACTGACTTGAGACATATACTTCGCCCGGATAGGTTCTCATGACTTCGGGGGTATACTGCATAATCGCTATCAAGGGAACATCCTTCAATCGTGGGTCGGTGAACAACACCTTGTTGTCGGGCATTGGGTCGATACCGCAAATAAAGTCGGGGATGAAGTCATTCTCCATCAAGAAGGGGGTTACCGAATCAACAGCAAGGTATATGGCTTTATCCCTATAGGCTTTCAGATGTTCGATGTCTTTCTTCAAGGAGGGGCCGGGGGATATTACCACGCATGGCAAATCCTTGAAGGTGTCCTTGAGTTCTTTGACCCCACCCCGCTTTATTATTTCTGGTACATTCTCAAGGAAAGAGTTCATGAAGTTCTTCCCCATGCCAACCTGAGTTCCTACGTTCACCTCGAAAAGGGATTTGTTCTTGGCTATTTCTTCACAGACTTTTTCATACTCTGATTTTAATCCGTTCGTGGACGGATGAATGAGCATCCACAACCTACCCCCGATAATGTATTTGCGGAGATATTCTATGAAACCATAGCCTTCTGTCTTCTCAAGGATTAATACTACCCTCTCGTCCTTCCATAGTTCCGAGAAGTCTTTCGTACACAACACCTTGTTGAATTGGGGGAGATCGTATTCATATATGACAAGGGCGAACCCCTTGCCTAGTTCCTTCAACGCCTTACTCGCAAGGTCGCCTTCACCGAAACCAAGGACAACAACCACCCCCGTATTTTCGTGTTCCTTTAGCATCGCAAGGGTTTTGTCTGAACCCTCGTCCTTGAATGCAAGCTCTTTCTGTGTTGGTTGCGACAAAAGGAGTTCGTAGAAATGGTCGCTACGCTCCTTTATCGCATCCAGATTAGCTTCGTAATAATCCATTTAACCCCCTTCTGCTTTATTTTGTGTCTTCGCATCTGCCGCAATCTTTGTCTTTATTACCTCGACTTGGTTCTTGTCGTCCTTCTCCTTCTGTTGCGTCTGAGCTTCTTGCGCGAACATCTGCAACATCTTCTCCTTTTCGGGAAGGTCTGAGAGTTCGATGAGGAACGGCATGGGTACGGGTGCTCCCTTTCCTGCGAGTTCGGCCCACATGGTAAAGTTGGCAATCCTCGTGGTGGGACTCCATCCGCTTTCGCTAACGATAACATCTTGCTTAGTAAGGTCTGTGTTCTCAAGCAACGACCGTACGAGTTCCATATCCATCTGATCTGCGGGAACACCGCCTATCTGTACGGGAGCCTTCATGGATTCATTCTGGATGATTTTGATTATCCTTTCGGGTGTGTAGTATTTCTGAATCATGGCAACAAGCAAACGACCTATCTTAACCTTGGCTATTGAGAAGTTGTCAAACAGAAACTCATTTCCCACAAGACCCTGTTTCTTCCTTTCAAGGATAGCTATTCCAGATTTGGCGTTTGAGGCCCCACCCTCCATTTCAAGGTTGATATTCAAGACCTCTCTCAAGGCTTGGCCTTCAATTTGAAGGAGGTTGATTATTTCTACGGGTACCTTGGCACCCTCAACCTTTTCGGGCAATGCCTTGACGGAATTAACCCTTTGTGTGAAACCGGGGGTGGATGTACTTCTCTTAAAGTTATTGACCTCTGCGGGTGTGGGAAAGGTTGTGTCGTCATAGAACCACCCGTATGCCGCCTGACGGTTCATTATATCCGTAAGCTGTGAGTGGCGTTTATTTATCTCTCTTTGGGGGTCTTTAACTCCGTGTACCTTGCCCCAAAACATATCCCCACGTTTCTTTGCATAGAAAGGAACTATCTGGAAATCCTGCATTGCAAGGTCGGGGTAGGCATCTTCAAGGAGAACTTCCCCTGCGGTCTTTGTGACACGCATTTTGTGTACAACCCTTGGAATGACCGAAAGCGGGGGAATGGTTTCAAGGGCAGATATGTCCTCTTTGGGCCAATTTGAGGCGTTGTAGTAGAAATCGCTATCAATATCTACTACCACCCAAGACTGCTTGTATTCCTTTCTCCAAGTCTCAAGAACCTTGATTGTTTTCTTTTCAAGGTCTATGAGGTCGGGGTCGCCCACTACGGCTTGGGATTTGTCTGTAAAGACATACGCATCCCCAACGGGTTCATGAGAAACCTCGTCTGTTTCTTCCTCGAACTCGTTGAATATTTCCTTAATCTTGTCGGGATACATTTCAGACAGTTTGGCCCGTGAATACCATTTCATTTTCGTAAGGTATTCAAGGTCGGAACAATCTTTCTTTGCGTGTGGCCCGAAATAGCAATCATCCCATTCATACTTCTCTACTACGATATCCCCCTCAATGTTCTTGGAGAAATCCATGTAGGCGTTGAACAATCCCCTTCCTACTATCGAACCGTCCTCAAAGACCTCTGTTTCCTCGAAACGATAGTTACAGTTCTCCAATAGGTTCTTGGTAACGATATTGAGTATTTCAGATACCCTTTGGTCGCCGTCTTCTGTGGGCATATACTTTATGTCGGTTCTGTTCTGACGCTGATAGCCGGAAAGCAAGTCCATCTTGGACTCGATCTGGTTTATGGTGAGACAAGCCCTCTTTTCCTTTTCAAGGGTGGATTTGACTTTTGCTTCCCATTGTTCCCCACGATAGAACTCTAATGATTCCTTTCCTTGGATTCTGGAAGGCTTCTCAAGGTCGCGGGCGTATCGGTAGAGTTTGAGACAATCAGCTACAACGTCTTCATCCCTTTCCTTCTTTTTGGTTTCCGTGACCGCTATCGGGGTTATTTCATGGGTATGACCATTGGCTTCGCCTATCTTCCAACGGCCCGAACCTTCGGGAACGGGTTCTCCCGTGGGGGTCATTTTCTGATCTGCCTCAAACGTAACGGGATGTGAATGATTCTTGCTGATAGAGGTAAACCCCATACCCGTCTTGTCATTCAAATATACGATATGTTTGTGACCGTTGCCCTTCCTTACCGTTTGAAGAAGTGTGACTACGCCGCCATCCATCCGAACCCTCCGACTGTTTCATGGTCTTTTTCCATGGGATAATCCTCTTTGCGTTGCCGTCTGAACATGGAATCCTTAAAAGTAAGTGTAAGGTTGAACGCATCTGCGTGGTTTGGTGATGTACTGAGTGACAGTCTGCGTTTCATGTCGTACTTGGATTCAACCTCAATTGTCTTGCCCGAAAGATGTTTAAATTTGGGTGTCCAAAGTTCTGACTTGAACACGAGGTCGTTTGGTATCGATGGAAGATTGGATTCAAAAGCCTCTCTCGCCTTCCACCAAAGCTGTGAACGGACGTTCCTAAACCTCTCATCAAGACAGGTCACACGGACATCCACGGGGTAGACCCTGTAGCCCAACTCTTTGAGGCGGTAGTAAACACCATTCCCTATTCCGATTACGTCCACAAAGCAAGCCGTTACGTTCTCGCCGTCCATCAATTCAGCCGCCCAACCCACTACTTCCATTGTATTCGGGGAACTGAACTTCTCAAAAGACTTCACTTTCCAACCCTGCCGGATACAGGCCACGGAATTATCCCCGCCTACACCAACATCTAGCCCCATGATAACGGGGTCGTCGTCTTCAATGATGATGTCACGGTCTACGGCGTTCATGACCCAATCATAGGGAATCAAGGTATCGGCTTCTGCAAGAGGAGGGAGTCCTTTGACAAGTGTCCGAAAGGTGTTTGAATTTCTGCCGTACTTCTGTTCCATGTCAATGATGTGCTGTTTACTGACGTTCTCGCTTTCCTCTGCGTCCCAATGAATCAGAATCCACTTATGAGCGCTGGGGCCGGTATGAGAGTCTACGGCATATCCAGACTGATAGATAGGGTTGAACAGCATGAGAATCCAGTTCACGCCTTCGGCTGACGTTATGGTACCTTCCAAGGGCTTAAAAACGGGTTGCGGTACCGAGGCCGCTTCATCCACCACAATCAGCATATTAGGAGCATGAAAACCGTAGAGGGTACCAGCCTGAGAATCTGGATCATCTTTGGGATTGGCTGTTTTCCAAAAGGCAAAGCATTCCTTCCCGTTCATCTGTTGGACGTAAATCCTCTGCGTTTCCACCACAAGATGATCGTCTTTCAAGGCTTTTGATTTGAAGACGCATTGTGGTTCAAGGTTCTTGTCTAACTTGTTATACCAACGGGCGAACTCTGACCACAGAATGTTCTTGATCTGATCTGCCGTTGGTGCCGTGCACGGGATGAGGGTTTCGGGGTAGCAACACAGCCACCACATCATGACCCATGAACAGAAGGCATCTTTTCCGGTACCTTGACCGGACATGATAGAAACGCCTATCTTTTCAGCGTATTCTTGTTCTTCGGGAGTAAGTTTCCCTTTATTGCGCTGTTTCCGCTTT